TTATTGAGCATTTTTAATTTCAGAAGATTTAATGTAATATTTAGCTTTATATGATGTAAAAGAAGGCATATAATCAAGTTCTATTACATATTCATCAGCTTCTGGAACATCATAATATTGGTATCCGCCGGCAGTATTTCCATTGTTGATTTGTTCAGTAAATCCACTGTTTGAATCTTCAACCATACCTGAATAAGCACCATAGTTTTTGCCATTTACACTTACATTCATATCACTATCTGAATATAAAACTTGTTCATCAGTTTCATTTTTTGCTTCTGAAGTGATTTTTAAGATTTTACCATTTTCAGGAGAGATAGTATCGTTATCAGGTTGTACAAATTCAATATTTGTAATTTTTACTTTAACGCCACCAGCATCAACTGTATCTCCTAATTTGTATTTCTTTTTAGCGACATCGTCTTGCTTCTTTTCAGTTTTTTTAATGTCCTTATCAACTTCATTTACTACGCTTCCCGTACAAGCTGTAAATAATACAACAATACCAATTAATAATAATAACGGAAGGCCACAACCTAATAAAAACCATTTAGCTTTACTGTCTTTTTTTACAATGACTTTTTCACCTTGTTCATCATAATACACTTCATCCTTCTTTTTTGCCAAAACAACCATCTCCTTAAATTTTATATTTATGATAAAGGCTGTAGAGCCGAATATCTAAATTAATATTCTTCAATTTTTAAAGGTTCAAATTGTATCCTGTAACCATCGTATTTTACATATTGTCCAAACTTACTTTTATAATCATCAATAATATTCTTAAAGTGACTACGATCTATTTCTAAGCAAAGGCACATTTCGTATATATCTCCCCAATGCCCATGTTCATAGCATTTAATTAATCGCTCTAAGGGTAATATAAGTTTGTGGCCATATCTTCTAGCTCTTAATTCTTGTCTTGCTGCATCAACATTATATTGTCGTCTATATGCATTAGTGATATCACCATATGAAGTTTCATGATGCCCGATTTCTTCAGCTAAGTGACCATTTTGCATATAATAATTAAGTCTATCTGCTAAAGTGATAATCCCGTTAGGATATTCAAAGTATCTTTCGTATAATCCTCCCATTTTAACAGGCATATCTTCATCATATTCAATTACCATGTTTGGATAAGGATCTAATAATCTCTCTCTAAGTTGCATCTTCACAACTCCTTACTTATTTCGATTATTTCTTAAATTGCGTCTCATTTCTATGTATGCTAATATTTCTTCTATTTCTTCTTCAGTGGCATCATCATCAATATGGGCAGCTATTGTCTCAGCAATCTCATTGTGATCATTAGAATTAGAGTTATCTTCTTCCCAACCCATTAAATATGCTGGTGTAGTAAATAAATACTTTGCAATTTTTTCGAGAGTAGTAGCTGGCATTTTTTCAATATCACCGTTTTCATACCTAAAAATAGTTGCTCTTGATACTCCAACAGCTTTAGCTAAATCGTCGGCAGATACATTTCTCTTTATTCTTAATTTTTTAATTCTTGCACCGACACACATAAAAATCCTCCTAGTAGTCTTTTTGTCTACAAGTTCATTATAAATTTTACGTTTCATTTTTGCAACAATAAAATGTTTCATTTATGCAACTAAATTATTGACTTTAAACATGGCTATGCTATTATTAAATTACGAAGTCGCACAAATGAGACTTAAAAGGAGTGGAATATGGTAGATATTAAAGAACTAAAAAAAATGATTGCAAGTAAAGGTTATAATCTTGAACAATTTGCTGAGAAAATCGGTATGGGCAGAAGCACCTTATACAGAAAAATGAAAGATAATGGTAATAATTTTACGATAGGTGAAATAGAAACTATTGTTAAAATATTGAAACTAACAAAAAAGGAATCAATCTCTATTTTTTTTATAAATTGAGTCGCATTTATGAGACTTCGTAATAATTTTAAGGAGGTAAATTATGCAAATATCAATTCCTGATGAATTCATTGAAGAACTTGTGATGAAGAAAGTTGAAGAAAAGTTGAATGATTGTAAGCACATGTATGCTGCGGTAGATATGAAGAAGCTAATTGAATTGACAGGTTTAAGTAAAACAACTTTAACAAATCAATATACAAACCAGCAGGAGTTCGTGGAAATAACAGTTAAACATGGAGCGAGAGTTTTGTATTTATATCCAGAATGCTTAGAAGTATTTAAAAAATTAATAAAGGAGAGACAAAAATGAAGTATTTATTAGCGATTATTATACAAGCGCTACTTACATTATCAGCATTTGCAATTAGCTTAATTTACTGCATGGCTATTAACACTTCGATGGATCCATTAGCTTTAACGGTTACAATCATGTTTTTCTTAATGCTAATCATCTATGGAGGTACTGATGCAGGAAAGTTATTACAAGACAAATAAAAAACCGCATCTAAATTCGCAGTTTAGAAGCGGTTTAAGAAAAACGGTTATGAAAATGAACAACCTAATTATAACACATGGAGGTTATGAAAATGAACGAAATTAAAGTAATTAGCAGTGAAAATATTTTAGGGCAGGAATTTAAAATCTACGGAGATTTTGAGAATCCATTATTTTTAGCAAAAGATGTTGCTAACTGGATTGAACATAGTAACCCAACTGAAATGTTGCGAGGTATCGATGAGGAAGAAAGGCTGAACTCAGTAATCCTTAGTGCAGGTCAAAGACGCTCAGCAACAATGCTAACTGAATATGGCCTATATGAAGTTTTAATGCAATCAAGAAAACCTATCGCAAAGCAATTTAAAAAACAAGTTAAGCATATTCTTAAGCAATTAAGAATTAAAGGTGAATACAAAGTACCGTCTAATCCGATGGAAGCACTTGAACTAATGTTCCAGGAACAAAAAAACACAAAAGAAGAAGTAGCAAATATTAAAAGTGAAGTTATCGATTTAAAAGAAAATCAGAAGCTTGCATCTGATGAATATGATCATCTACGTAGAACAATTAATAAACGCGTGATGTCAGTGATTGATATTCAAAAGTTATATGGACAGACGAAAGAAGAAAATAAGCAGATTAAAGATTTGCTATATAAAGACATAAACAACGAAGTAAATAGTTCATGCTATGTAACTACAAGAACACAAATACGTCAGAAATACTCAGATAGAGCGTTACAGACGGCATTTAATTGGCACCCTAATCAATCTACCCTCAATAGAATTAAAGACATTCAGGACGGTTCTGTTGAAGTGAGAGGTGTATCGAATGACTACTAGATTCGGAGATGTAGACTTATTAAAACTAGAAGGATTCCAGGAATCAACTTCACATAATCTTGAATGGATTAAATCATTCGATAATTACAAAGCATTTATATATTTAAAAGACTCATGCTGGTATCTGAAAGTTGCTAAGTACGGTGTAGATGGAGTAGGTAAAACAAAAATGACAGTGCATAAGCAGTTTGCAGATCTTGAAGGATTACTTAATTACTTTAGAAAGATTGAAGGTGGATTAAATGTCTAAATTATTGATGGATGAACACCCTATACAAGTGATGCCTACCCTGGCATCACATATAGGGCTAAATGAAGCAATCATACTACAACAAATGCATTACTGGTTATCTAAAAGTAACCATAAACATGACGGAAGAATGTGGATTTATAACACCGTTAAAGGATGGGCAGAACAATTTCCTTTTTGGAGTGAATCAACAATCAAGAGAGCTATAAACAATCTGACAAAAAAAGAGTTAGTTTTAATCGGTAATTATAACAAAGCAAAGTTTGATAAAACGCTCTGGTACTCAATTGATTATGAAAAATTAGACGAGTTAGAACGAGTGAACAATCGATTAGGTCAAAATGACCTAACGAGTAGTTCAAAACGACCAAATGGAGAAGTTCAGAATGACCAAAGGAAAGAGTCAGATTGGTCTAATGGAGAAGGTCAAGATGACCAAACCAATACCAGAGACTACACAGAGACTACTACAGAGACTATACCAGAGACTACCACCAAAGAAGACCAGGTGGCGGTGGAGGACAAAGAATTCGCATCGGTTTATAAATTTTACACAGAAAATATTAATCCGATTGTTAACAATACAACTGTAACTTTCATGTCAGATGATCTAAAAGAGTTTGGAATTGATTTAGTAATGTATGCCATGGAACAAGCAGCATTAAATAACATCACAAGATATGCCTACATCCAAAGCATATTAAAACGCTGTAAAGCAGAAAATATTAAGACAAGAGAGCAAGCAGAATTTAAAGCGTTAGAAAAAGCTCGACAACGTGGAAATTACAAGAATAATAACCAATCCAAAGAAATGACACCTGAATGGATGAACAAACCATCTGATGAAGTACCAGCACACAATAACTCAAATGAACTGAGTGATGATGAACTTGAAAAGGAACGTGAGAAGTTAAGAAAAGAACTCGAAGAAAGTGCAAGAGAGTTTGAGGATAAAGGGGGTGTCAGACATCATGCATAAAGAAGTGACATTTACTAAAGAACAATTGCTAGACATCTTAGACGGTAAGGTAATCGTAAAAAGAGATATAGATGGCATAATGCACCGCTTCATGATTGATAAATCCACCAGATCCACAAAGTATTTCAAAGTGTATTACGACTTGCTGAGCAAGAGGAACAATACGGTAATTACTAACTTAACTCAGATTGTCCAAGCAATGTCAGTTGATGAAGCTGTAGAAGAAATAAAGAAGAAGTACGATGGTCAGACATTAAGTATAGCTGTTAATAAAATCAGTGAAAGGAGGATGTGACATGAATAGATTACAAACATTAAAAATAGCCCTCTTAATCGTCATCTTGGCGGAGGAGATTAAGAGAGCGTGTAATAAAAACGCAGTTGAAGTAATTAATTTAGATCCGATTCGTTTGAATCATCATTTACATGAAACTTTTGAACGCGTTCTGTAGATATAGAAATGCAAGCTAGATAAATAGTAAGAGCTTTTTCAATTCTATCTCTTTCTGTAACGCATTCAGTATCATCTACACCAAAAGTTTGTAAATATGCAGCTGCAAAATCATTTGGATTAAAACTCAAATTTGACATTAGATTCACCACCTTTCCTATGAGATTAAGAAAATTATACAGTAAAAAGTTACAGAACATAACAAATTATAAAGTGAAAAGAGGAGAACCAATGAATAAAACTATTGAAGCGGCATTAAAAAATCAAAAAGAAGCATACAGCAATAATGTTGAAAAAGCCTTTGATTTGGTAGAACAAAAGATTATAACATCCTCAAAAGAAGGCGCGTCATCTACATTGATTGCGTTTGATGATCTTTTAAGCGTGGATGTAAGTCTTAAATATATTATTACGCACAACTCAAATAGATTTATCGACGATCTTGCTGAACATTTAGAAATTGATAAAGAGTTAATCAAGAGAGTGCACTCACCTAAGTCACCTAACGATAATCTCATTACTGGCATTTATATTAACTGGGGTGAAGCAGATGTTAAATAGAGTAGTCCTAGTAGGACGTTTAACAAAGGATCCTGAATATCGAGTTACTCAGTCTGGAATAGCTGTAGCATCATTCACATTAGCAGTTAATCGTACATTCACTAATGCACAAGGCGAGCGACAAGCAGACTTTATAAATTGTATCGTATTCAGAAAGCAAGCAGACAACGTAAATACTTATCTGAATAAAGGTAGCTTAGCTGGTGTAGATGGCAGATTACAATCACGTAGCTATGAGAATCAAGAAGGCAGACGAGTATTCGTAACTGAAGTTGTATGTGAATCAGTCCAATTCCTAGAACCGAAGAATTCAAGAAATGGTGCAGATCACTATGAAGATTATCCGCAAGCACAAAAAACAAATGATTATGCAGAACGAGAGAAAAAGGCACAGGAGACAATGCCAGGTAATAATCCCTTTGCTAATGCCGATGGGCCAATAGATATTAGCGATGACGATTTACCGTTTTAAAGAGGTGATTTAAATGTCTAGAGTATATCAAATCGTTTACGACAGACAATATTTTAAATATTTAGAAGTAGCAAAGGCAAACGGAATTAATGAAATAAAGTATAGGCAAAGATTAAGAAGCGGACATACACATGAAAATGCAGCAAGTCAATGGGATGGTACAGTACCGCAAAAGAGAGACAGTAAAGAAACTGATATCAAAAATTACTTTAGATATAACATGCCGATGAAAAGAGAGTATCTCGAATATTTAAATCAAAATCAAGAATTCTATCAAGATATGGTCAAAATATTCGGATATACAGACCAGATTAAAGGCATCTTAAATAAAACATATATTTCAGCAGGATATTGAGGTGTGAACGATGAATAAAATAATCAGCAGAGTATCAACAAACAACAAAAGTTTAGAAATAGGAGTAAACAACGTTGCAGTCATTGAGTTTAGACAAAGTGAAAAAGGCGGAACTATGGGACCTTTCGATATATATAACGCTTATGATAGCAAAGGAAATTTACTAGCAATTGAAGGCTTTTTCCTAGAAGACGGATTGCACATTGAATACAAGAACGTAAGGCCTGAAAGACAACCTACATTATTCGATTATATGTGAAGGAGATAAGCTATGGACAGATATGCGAAAGCTATAATCAGTCAATTTACTGGATTGATTGATAGCAAAGTAGTGACAGAGGATGACGTAACAAAAGAGTTACGTTGCGTGATCAGAGACAAAAGCGGTAGAGAAAGCAGAAAGTATTTTAGGGGGCGTACCTGGAACGCAGTAGCATATGAGATTAATGGATTTATGAATACGAAGGAATTTAAAGAGGTCTATGTCTGGCCGCTACAACCAATCTATAACTAAGGTGGGGAAAACATGATTTACAAAATAACTTTCGAAATAATGCAAGGAGCGGTCTTCTTTCATCCGTTCTGTATTGTTGAGGCAAAGGATATAGAACATGCTAAAGATAGAGCTATGCAAGTGATAAATAGTCATCCTAACAACGTAAAAATTAAAAAAGAAATAGTGGACGTTCAAGAAGTGAGTAAAGAAGAATACCCAAGCTATATAAGAATAGATGAAGTAATGCCATGGCAACCTGAAAAAGAAATAAAGGAGAATGAACAATGACAAACGAATTAATTAAATATGCAGAACTGATTAGAGAGTGGTCTACTGAACGAGGACTACATGATAAAGATCCACGTAAGCAGATATTGAAGCTTGGTGAAGAAGCGGGAGAATTATTTGCTGGTATCGCTAAAAAGAAGATTAATTTAGTGAAGGATGCAGTTGGTGATGTGTTTGTTGTAATCATCATCTACTGTCAGCAAAAAGGAATAAAAATTGATGAAGTACTAGAAGCATTTAATGTTACTCAAAGAAGTTATGAAGAAAATGACAACGATTCAACGCTATACAGTATAAAGCTGATGCAGAAAATTGGAATGTTAGCAGCAGACACTATATACAGCGATAACAACAATAATATACGCCTACAAGTGACATGGGTGCTGGAAGACTTGCTTACAGTATGTCAGGTTAAAAACTTAGATTTTATCGAGTGCATAGAAGTGGCATACAACGAAATCAAAGACAGAAAGGGCGAGATGAAAGATGGAACATTCGTTAAAGCATCAGATCTCGAAAACCACCATTGAGTCTAAGAAGTATTTGAAACAGTTTCAGAGGACAGTTAAGCAATCAGTAAAATTAATTGAAAGTAGAAATAAGGATGAACAAGAACAACTATAAAGAAAAGAAAGACATATTAGAACGAGTAAGAGAACTACTGAATAAATGATTTGAAGCGTTTATCCGCTTCTTATCGTTATTTACATACAAGAGGTGTTAAATGGTAGCGCATTATAACAAGCAAGGTTTCAGAGGGCGATGGTTAGAAGATAGGATCGTTCAGACTAATAACATGTATCGACATAGAAATATAGCATTAGTGACTAAAGTTCCTACACCAACAGCAGTAACGCGAAAAGGTGGCCAACTTGTAGGTGCTAAATATACAGAGAAATCCATCGTTGATTTTGTAGGCATATATCATACAGGACAGTTTATAGCATTCGATACTAAAGAATGTCAGCAGACCAGTTTTCCTTTCAAGAACGTTAAGAAGCACCAGGAAGACTATTTGAACGATGTGAAGCGATTGAATGGCATAGCATTCATTCTCATATTCTTTCGTAACTTTAATGAGATGTACCTAGTTCATATTGATGAATACATGACTTTAAAAGAGTCGTTAGGGCGTAAGAGTATTCCTAATCAGTGGTTTAAAGATAATAAAGTAAAAGTGAAGACACAGAATGGTTATTTCTTTGATTACTTGAACGCTAAGGACACAAACATATAGGAGTGATCTTATGTTTAAGAAAGGTAAGTATATTAAATGCAAATCTACAGGTAATTTATATGTAATTACAGGATGCAGCAAGTCACATGTTTACTTCAAAGGTTGGGGTATTTCAGGCGGAATACCTAAAGTAGCGTTTAATGATGATTTTACATTGATTTAGGAGGAAATGAGAGATGGAACCAGATTTAATTATTCAAGAGCCACCACAAGTGCTTAAGCAATACGAAGTTATGCAATGGGATGGTACTAGGGAAAATTTTAAAAGAATCAAAGAGTGGGCTAAACCTCACAATATTACTATCGTTGGATTTGCTAGTGGTAAAGAATATATTGAATTTGATATGTGTCATGGAAAATGCCCAACATTAGTTGGTCGAGGAGAGTATGTATTTAAAACGATTGATGGATATTTATCATCAGTAACATTAACAGAATTTAGAGAAAAATATTCAGATTGGACTGTGTTGCATGTGTAACACGAAAGGAGAGAGGGATTGTGGACTATGAAAAGATGTGGAATTCTCTTAAAAAACATATTGAGAAACAAAAAGAGAGTGTAGTAGGTTATTATGCTGACAATGTTTTGGTAGAAGAGAAGACTTTTTACGATAATGATGAATTATCAATTAGAGCAACTCTTCTCAAAATGGGTGAGTTGGAAGAATTATTAGGTGACGTTGAGAAACTCGAAAAGGAGAATGACGAATGACTTGCACAAATGATCCAACACAAGATTTAAAACAAGTGATTAAATTTTATGAGTATCTAAAAGCTGAACGTGACCATCTAGAAATGATTGTATCTGAAACGATACATTACTTAGTCAAACAGATTGAAGTATATGAAAATGAAGATTTTGAAAGTGGAGTTGAAGTTTTGAAAGATGTTTTAAATAAGATGAAAGATATAGAAAAAGAGAACACTTAGTGACTCTGCTAGTAAATGGAGTGCAGCTATAAGCAAAAACAGACACTTGAAGCGGTCATAAAAAAAGAGCCTTCATGGCTCTGTATAATATACTCGACACCTATATTATATCAGAATCATGGAGGTTACTAAATGACTTTATTATTAGAGATTAAGAACCTGGACTTTATCAAAACAAGAAAGAATGTATACAAGCTATTTAACAAATACAACAGATTACTTTGTCTAATGCCAGTAAGAAGTTATCCATCTGTTACTCAGTCATTTAGTTTAGAACCACCAACAACAGTTAAGGATCTGAATAAGATTGAGTTAAGTGTATCGAAGAACATTGAGCGTGAGCAGATGATGTTAGAAAGACAACAATTAATGGATAATCTTCACAATGCTATTGATAATCTAAAGCCTGATGAAAAGTATATTATCGTTAATAAGTATCTACAGGAAGAGCGAGGTATAGATATTGATATTTATACAGAATTAGGTATAGGGAAGACGAAGTACTATGAGATTAAGAATGATGCTATTATACGACTTGCTTTTTATTTAGGGATGGAAGAGTATTCGGAGGTGACAGAGTAATGAATTTTGTAGAACCTATTCGTAATCCAGACATGATAAAAGCGATTGAGAGACATCTAAAAGAGCAGAATGAGCGTAACTATATATTATTCCTTATCGGGATATATTGCGGTCTAAGAATATCGGATATATTACAGTTAAGAGTTTCATCTGTGCAGGGTAACACAATTAGATTGAGAGAACAAAAGACAGGTAAGCAAAGAAAGATAGTAATCCATAGGAATTTAAAAGGACCTTTAAATGATTTTATAAAAGGTAAACCACCTGAAGAATTTATTATAAAGTCGCGACAGGGATTTAATAAACCGATTAGTCGAGATATGGCGTATAAGATATTGAGAGAACTAACAGATTACTTTGACCTGGAATCAATCGGTACTCACTCGATGCGTAAGACTTTCGGATATCATTATTACAAAGGAACGAAAGATGTGGCTACATTGCAGAAGATATTTAATCATAGCAGTGAAGCAATCACATTGAAGTACATAGGAATAACACAAGATAGCATTGATGAAGCTATGACTAACTTTGAATTTGTATATTAAATAAACCCACAGTTTAAACTGTGGGTTTATGCATTATTACGCAATAAATCTATGTTTTTATTAAGATCTTTAAACTTAATAAATGAAACTCCTGAATCCTCTAAAAGATTTTCAGATGAGCTTGATATTTCTTTTTCTTTATCATTTAATATAGCGATAATTTTATTCGGCTTTTCTCTTTTAACTAATTTAGCTTGATTGACATCAGTTACAAGAGCTTTGATAACCATAGAGTTATTCGGACTTGATATAGTTTTTATAAACTTTTCAGGTTTGTTCTTTGTTGAAGATATCAAGAAATCAAATTTATGAGTCATACCTGATCTACCAATGATACTTAAATCTTTAGTATAAATTATTTCGTTATTATCTAGTACTCTTTCAACATCTTCAGCGAAAATATGCTTAACATTACCCTCACTTAATAAATACATATCATTCACAAAAATTAAACATTGCAGGAATCTATGTTTAACTTCGCTAAATTCTTTTATTTTACAAGTAGTATATATTTCTTCGGTTTTTTGATTAAAGTTTACACCATAAGAACTTAGATTATCAAAGAAGATTTTCTTTCTTCTTTTGCTGCCTTTTATATTTAAGCCTGAAGATTCTAAGTTGAATAATGTATAGCCATCATCAGTTAATATAATAGTATCTGTATTGCTATCTAGTTCAGCATAAAAAACTATATCATCATTCATGTTGTCTTGGAAAGGTACGTCAATTCTAACTAAGTTCTCTTCAAGATTTTTAAATTCAATTTTTTTTGAAAACCATTCAATATAATCTTTCTTTAATACATCTGCTTTTAGCATTGACGTACCTCCTTTCAAATGAATTATTTAATATTAGTATACTTTAAAAAACTCTTATACACATCAAAAAGATTATCGACCACCGGAAAATTTTTTATATCGATAGGTATACCAACAGAATCTTTTTTTTCATATCTATTATCGTATATATGCATATGAGATTTGGGTGCTAGACTACCATCTGGATTCACATGTCTGCCTGCTTGTGTATCGATTCTTACTAAGCAATGTTTAGTTTCTTTAAAAAAAATGTAGACGGTAAATCTTTCTGGCTCTCTATTGCCTCTGTAAATTTTTAAAGTATATTCTATTTTGTTATTATCACTTAAAATAGAACACCTTTCATCAACACGACCAAAGTGAGATTGAAGTATATTAGGATCAATTATATTATTTCTATCTTTCAATTCTTTAATTAAGTTATGGATTGTTAAGTCATCTAAATCATTTAAATCTAAGTTATGTGGCATAACATTACCTCACAGATTTTTACTTTATTATAGTACAGAGTTATACATAAATAAACCATGTATAACTAATTTTCAGAAAACTTGTGGAAGTATTGATATATAAAGGGTTATAATATGTTTGTGAGTTATACACAATATTAGATATGAATAACTGAAAGGGAGTTAAGATGATAGACTTTATAAACTTTTATATTGAATTATTTAAACATCAGATCATTAAATTGCTGAATTATAGTTTTTTGAAAGATGTATTGATACCAGTAATTAATGTACTGTTAGTATGGTTTATATTTCACAAAACAAATAAAAACAGATTATTAGAAATAGAAGATAATAGAAAATATGAAAGTGAAAATAATAGACCAGTATTTGTTTTTATTAAAAATAAAATAGATTATTACGAAACAGATGGTAATTTTTATCCTTTGGATTTAAGGTGGAAATACAATGAGGATGTATTTGTAGAGCATCATACGAGATACTATAAAGATGAGAAAGCAAATGAATTTGAAGAATCAATTTTTAATCAGAGTAAGTTGAAATTTAAAAACGTTGGACAAAGTGTTGCATATGATATTGAAGTTGAAATAGAGCATATTGATAGTGAAAAATATTTAAATCAAGCAAATAAAGAATACACTGTAGGTTCTTATGAACATAAGATTCATAAACATACAGCAGAGGATGGTAGTGAAAACATAAGCATAGCATATGAAATTGTTAATTCTACTAAGAATAAAGCGAAAAGATATACTTTGCGAAATGGTAATCAAAAATCTAATTATAAGTTCAGAGTAAAAGAGCAAGAAGGAATATTGGAAGTGCCATTAGATAAAAGTGATAGATATATATTTAATCATACATTTGCAGATATCATGAGTCATAAAACTCCATATATCAAAGTTATAATTAAATACAACGATAAACTAGGATATCCATTTAAAGATGAAATGTTTATTGGTTTAAACCAAAACGTTAAAGTTAATATTGTAAATGTGTTAAATCAATCAGCAGGAGCACTTTCAGATATACATAAGTCATATATTGATGAATCATATTATATTCACTAACTAAATTAATATTTGATTTTTGCGAACTTTTTGCGAACTTTTTACGAACACATTTATTATTTAGATGTATTAATATTATATTGTAGATAAATATATCAAGGGCGCGAGCGATATGCTTGTGTCCTTTTTGTTTGGTGGTGAAGCAATGGTTAGTAAGTCTGATAGTGTATGTGCTTATCCTGGATGCAGTAGAACTACGAGTGGTAGATACTGTGAGGTACATAGTGATACAACTAAGCAGAAGTATAAGGACTATGACCGTGAACGTAGTGATCAGCAAGAGGTAAGCTTCTATAACTCTAAACCATGGAAGGATGTCAGGGCGGCTGTACTTCAACGTGACTTCTATTTGTGTCAGCAATGTAAGCGTCAGGGCATTACAACCTTTGGCAACATAGTGCATCACATAGTAGAACTTAAGGATGACTGGTCACTGAGACTAGACATGAACAACCTAGAGACTGTGTGCAGTGCATGTCACAACCAAGAGCATACCAAGACAAAGAAGGGCCTTAATACAAGTACTAAGAATCATGTAATAGTCGTTGTTGGTCTACCTGGAAGTGGAAAGAGTACCTTTGTTGATAATAACTGTGATAAAGAAAAAGACATCATTATAGATATAGAAGAATTAATATCAAATGTATCTAACAGACCGCTTCATGACAGAACACATAATGCCTATGACTCTGTTGAAATGGTCAATGATATGGTCAGTACTGTATTAGACAACCTAACGTTAGAAAAGTATAAGTTCAGGCGATTATGGTTAGTTAAACCAACTTTAAGTACATCAGAATCGAATAAGCTTAAACGTATCAACTGTAAATTTGTACACATTATCAGACAAAGAAGTTTGTGTGAACATACAGTAGAAGTTGCAGGCAGAAGGATTCAAAGCAATGTATTTACTCAGATTGAAGACAACATAAACAAAATGAAACAGATTTTAAAAGTGGAAGAGTATGAAGCTTATGAAAAAATAAAATTTTAATTCACACCCCCCACCTTAAATCTCTAAGAAAAACCGTCAAAACAACGGCGCCCCAGTCAAACGCACACAAAATTCGCTCAAAAAAATCTCAGTATAGCAAAAAAGGAGGTGCATTACATGGGAAATCAAGCACAACCAATCGATTTACAATTAATACATGGCAATAAGAATCGAAGAACTAAAGCAGAAATAGAAAAGCGTAAAAAAGCTGAAGAAGCATTGAAAGCTGCAAAGGATAAACTGAAGCCGCCGACATGGCTTGATAAGTTGGCCAAGAAAGAATTTAAGTATATTGTAGATCAGATGTCAGAACTTGATGTATTGAATAACCTTGATGTTCATGCTTTGGCAATGTACTGTGATGCATACTCTAACTATGTTGAGATTACAAAGCTAATTAATGAAACAGGTTTAGCTAGACGTGTCGTTGTTGATTATACAGAAGACAATGAACCTATTTATGAATTAGTGATGGATAAAGAAGCAATATTAAGAAAAAAGCAATTCTATGATCAGGTAAGACAATTAGGTATTCAATTCGGATTTACACCTTCTGCGCGAGCAAAAATGGCACTTGCTCAGGCAAAAGCAGAAATAGAAAAAGAAGATGATGACTTTGAGGATGTGTAATGATGGAATTAAAAAACTATCTTATTAAATACTCAAATGATGTATTAAGCGGAGATATAATCGCTTGTGAAAAACACAAGTGGGCATGTCTTCGCTTTTTAAGTGACCTGGAAAGAGAAAAGCTTAAACAATTTCCTTATGTATTTAACGAAGAAAAAGCATTGCGATTTTTAAAATGGATGACAAAGTTCAAGCACACTAAAGGGCCATTACGTGGGACACCAATCGTACCTAATCCAATTCAAATATTCATATTTTCAAATATATATGGTTGGGTACATTATCAGACCGGTTATAGGCGATTTTCTTTAGCGTACTGGCAAGTTGCCCGTAAAAATGCAAAATCACAATCATTATCATGTGTAGGATCATATGAAGCTAGTGCACTTGGTGAAGGTATGTCGGAAGTATATATAGGTGCTACAAAAAAAGAGCAAGCAAACATTATTTATAATGAGCTATCTGCTCAAATAAAGCAATCAGAATTCAAAGATAAGTTTGAAGCTAAATATGGCCGTATCGTTCATTTAAAATCAGACTCAACAATAAAATCATTATCAAAAGAGGATAATAAAAAAGGTGATGGATTTAACCCACAATGTGGATTGATAGATGAGTATCATCTTCACGATACGACAGAAGTATATGACGTAATCCTAACTGGTATGGGAGCTCGTTCTCAACCTTTAATGTTTATCATTACAACTGCTGGTAATGATTTGAATAAACCATGTTATACAGTTGAATATGATTATGTCTCAAAAATATTAAATCCTAATATCCCTATAGAAAATGATAACTACTTTGTGATGATAAACGAGTTAGATAAAGATGACGATATACGTGATGAAAAGAATTGGCCAAAAGCGAATCCGATTGCAGCATCTCACGAAGAAGGTATGAACTACTTAAGAAAAATGTTGAAGCGGGCATTAGATGTACCTTCATACATGAAGACATATCTTACTAAGAATATGAATATATGGGTAGATGCAAAAGATAACGGATACATGAAGATGGATAAGTGGAACGCTTGTGGCCAGGAAGTGCCGAATAATTTAGAAGGAAGAGAATGTTATGTCGGTGTCGATTTATCAAAGAAAATTGACTTAACTTCTGTTAGCTTTGTATTTCCTAATCCAGACGGGACATATGACGTTAGATCACATTCATTCTTACCTGAAGAAGCGTTAAAAGAAAGAGAAAATACAGACAAAGTACCTTATTCTATGTGGGTTGAAGAAGGGTATTTAACTGCTACTCCAGGAGATGTAGTTGATTATAACTATATTGAGCATTATATCGATATTATAGTGAGGGAAAAAGGATGGAAAGTAGTTGAAATTGACTTTGACCCGTATAATGCAACGCACTTCTCCACTAATATGCAATATAAAGGCTATAAGACGGTTGAAATATCTCAGACTATGAAAGTGTTAAGTGAGCCGACTTCGTTCTTTAGGGAGTGTGTTTTTGAAGGGAAAGTAAGACATGATAATAATCCAGTTTTAACTTGGGCTGTTTCAAATGCGATTGAAAAATCAGATGCACAAGGAAATATAATGCTAGATAAACAGAAATCTAAAGACAGAATTGATCCAATAGCATCTACAATATTCGCATTTGTCAGAGCGATGGTTGATGAGGGACCTTCGATTAATGATCATATCGCTAGTCAGGAATTCACATTTTAGGTGGTGCACAAATGTTAGAAAAATTATTAAGAATGATATTGCTATTTTTAGATGACATGCTGCTGATTGCAGGCATGTCATTAATTGTTACCGCAGCATTTATTATTGGAATCGTATATGGATTAGTTATTGCTGGAGTAATGCTGATTGCTCTAGCTTATTTGATAGGTAGAAAGAGGTGAGTAAATGTTATTTAGTAATAAAAAATCATTAAGTGTAAATAATGAAATATATACTGGCAGTCAAAATTGGTTCAACACAATGTTTAATTCTGATATATCTTCAAAGATTACTGAAGATACAGCAATTAAAACAAGTGAAGTTTATACATGTATTAAAGTTCTTGCTGATGATATTGCAAAATATCCGATATCAGTTAAACAAAAAGCGAATAATAAGTTAACAACAGAACATACGCATCCAGTTCATATTTGCTTGAATAAGCAACCGAATAAGAATATGACACCATTTGTATGGAAACGTCTTATGATTTTTCACATGATGTTGTATGGTAATGCATATAACGTGATTATGAGAAATAATAAAGGTGAAGTAACTGAGATATTACCTCTAAGCCCATTAACGACTTCTAAACAATACGATAGAGATAATGCGAAATACGTATATTTCACAACGTTAAATGGTAAGCATTATAAAATAGATACGGATGATGTACTGCATTTTCTAGAACTTAGTTTTGATGGTCATGTCGGTCTTTCACCTATAGAAGTTATTAGAGAGAACTTGGCCACAAATATTGGCGGAAACAAACACCAGGCAAAATTTTATCAAAAGAGTGCTATTCCAAGAGGTATTTTAAAAACTACTGAAATTGTTAGCCCTGAAAACAAAAAGAAATTACGTGAAGCCTGGTACGAAGTAAACAATGAAGAAGATGTTGCAATTATGGACGCTGGACTTGATTTCAGTACAATAACTATTCCTCAAAAAGATGCACAATTCATTGAGTCGATGAAATTTAACAAACTACAGATTGCTGGTATCTATAAAGTACCTCCGCATAAAATTGGTGAGTTGGATCGTGCGACATTTTCTAACATTGAGCAACAGTCATTGCAATATGTTATTAATACGATACTTCCTATCGTTACAAACTTTGAACAAGAATGTAACGTTAAATTACTTAATATTGTTGATGAAACTGAAAATCGTTACTGTAAATTCAATCTTGAAGCGGAATTACGTGGAGACAGTGAATCAAGAGCAAAGATGTATGAAACTATGCAACGCATTGGAGCCTATAATATAAATAACATATTAGAGCTTGAAGATATGCCTTTACTTGAAGATGAATTAGGTGACATGCATTTTGGTAACTTGAACTTAGTTCCACTAGATATTATGCGAGAGTACCAGTTATCTAAAGCTAAAGGCAGCAAATCTGATAGTAAAGGAGGTGATAATCAAAATGCCGACTAAATTCTATTCGATGAAAGTATTAAACGAAAGTACAGCAGAAATTGATATTTATGGTGCGATTGAGTCTGAAGGATGGTTTAGTGAAAGTTCAGCAAAAAGATTCAATAACGAATTAAAGGAACTTGGAGATGTAAGTAAGATTTACTTAAACATTAATAGTCCAGGTGGTGACGTATTTGAGGGACAAGCGATTTATTCAATGCTTAAAAGACATAAAGCTCATATTGTTGCTCGTATTGATGGATGCGCTGCCTCCATAGCAAGCGTAATCGCAATGGCTGGTGATACTGTTTCGATGCCAAACAATGCAATGTTAATGATTCATGATCCTTGGACGTTTGCGATTGGGAACAGTCGTGAAATGCGAAAAGTTGCAGATGACTTAGATAAGATTAATGAATCTATCGTGAATACTTATCTAAACAAGACAGATGCAGAACGTTATAAGAATGTCCCTAAAAACCTAATGAGAAACGATGAATTAGAATCTGAAAAAGCTAAGGCATACGCTCAAATTATTGAGTTAGCCAAACGATAGCTACGAGGTGATCTAAATATCTCGACGCAAGTTACGTCGTTAAATAATTACTCAACTGCATGTCATTTTTGACGATGCTTATTTTTTATGCAATTTACATCAAAAAACAATATAAATTGGAGGAAAAGAGATGAAATTAAAAGATTTACAAGCATTACGTGCTAAAGCTTTGGATGAAGCAACTGAAGCAGTAGACAGTGGAGATATGGAAACTTATAAAGCGAAGTATGAAGAAGCAGAGAGTTATTTAACGCAAATTAATGCTTTAAACGATTTAGAACAAGCTAAAAGTATTAATACAGTAGTTGATTTCAATGTTATGCCGGGTTCTGAATCAAAAAAAGAAGTACAAAATGAACTTAAAGCATTTGCTAACTATATGCGATCTGGAGAAGTTTCTGCAGCAATGGTAGAAAAGACTGATGAAGATGGTGGATATATCGTACCTGAAGACATCAGCATGAAGATTAATGAATATAAACGTAACTTCGAGTCTTTAGAAAACTTGGTTAATGTAGAACCGGTAAGACGTCCTAAAGGTTCACGTTTATATGAGAAGTTAGGAGATATGACTCCGTTTGTTGCTGTTGAAGAAATGGGTGAGATTCCTGAAATTGATGGTCCTAAATTTGAACGTATCGTGTATGATATCAAAAACTATGCTGGTATCTTACCGATGTCGAACGACTTAATCCAAGATAGCGATGAAAATGTTATTGATTATGCTGCTCGTTGGGGTGCACGTAAATCTGTAGTGACTCGTAACTCACTTATCTTAAATGTTATTAAGACTTTAAGTGCAGTAACACTTAAAACAACAGATGATATTAAGAAAGCAATGAATGTAACGTTAGATCCTTTATTCTTAACAACTTCTGTTATCGTTACAAACCAAGATGGTTTTAATTTCTTAGATACTTTGAAAGATAAGAATGGTAACTACTTAATGCAACCACTTGTTACTGATCCAAGTAAACGACAAATCTTTGGTAAAGAAGTGAAAGTAATCGGTAATAAATTCTTACCATCTGAAGGAACCGTAGCACCATTAATCATTGGTGATCTAAAAGAAGCGGTAACGTTATTTGACCGTCAGCAACAGTCTATTTTAACAACAAATGTCGGTGGTAAAGCATTTACTCGTAACTCTACGGATATGCGATTCATCGAACGTGAAGACGTTAAATTAGTAGATAAAGCAGCTGTTGTATACGGTAAGCTTGATACTGCAGTAATTGAAACTGTTTAGGAGTGAATAATTATGGAAGTGACATTGCTTGAAGAAGTTAAAGAATTTTGCAAAATTGACGGAGATGAAGAGGATGTCACTCTCAATTCATTAATTGAAGCGGCTAAACTCTTCATCTTGTCAAAAACAAATTATCGTTTCGGATTTTTCGAAGATGTTAATGAACAACCTATGGAAAATCAACAAGCTATTCTTGCTTTAAAAATGTTAGTGATGCACTGGTATGAGAATAGGGAGCCTACAGGACAAGCAGAATTAATTACTTATTCTCTCAATGCTTTAATTATTCATTTATCTATTGAATATGGTGGGTTTAAATATGAAACCATATAGAAAAGTAAATGAAAAAGTAGGCAGATTAGATAAAAGAATTACTATCATCACTACTAATGATGTATCAGAAGATGGTTGGAATAATAACGAAGAAACTGTATTTCACAAGTGCTGGGCGCAATTAGTCGATATTCGAACGAAAGATTATAATTCTGCAGTTCAAGTTGGTACTGAAAATCAAATCTATTTTAGGATTAGGTTTAAAGAAGGTATCACAACTGATATGAGTATTCGTTACAAAGATGAACATTACTCAATCGTTGATATGTTAGATAAGGATGAACGATTATCATACATGTATATCGTTGCAAAGCGTACAATGTTATGAGTTTAAAGACATCTGGCTTTGATAATGCTAATTTGAATAAGTTGCTAATGAATATCAATGGCGCACGTAACAAAGTGGTTCAAGCAGGCGCAGAAGTACAGTTTAAAGCTATTAAGGAAGATATCTTTGTTGATACAGGTAAAGCAAGAGATAGGCTTGTAATAGGTAAACCACATCAAAGAAATGGTGAAACGATAATTAAAATTGGTTGGCCAGAAGGTAGTAAGGTTGAATATAGGGCTCATTTTGTCGAATGGGGCACAGTTCATCAGAAACCACAAATGAAAATAACGAATGCAGTAAAAAATTCAATGGAAACTAAAAAGAGAGCAATGAATGCTGTTATGAGAAGGGAGTATGGTTTGAATGGATGATCCATATAAATTTATTCGGGATATAATCGTTTCTAATAGCGAAATCGTAAAAATGATTCCGTCAGCTAATGTAAGAAATGTAGATATTCCTGAAACTTTGAAAAGTTCTCCGCCATACATCAGAATAACGCTTTTAGATGCTCCCGATTTATCTTTCGGAGATGGTGAAATTAGAGCAGCAGGATATTATTTTCAAGTTGATATATGGCAAAAATCAGGTTTATTAACTTTAGGTAATAAGGTTAAGAAATTGCTTAAGCAAAATGACTTTAGTTGTGTTGATTTTTTAGAAGCACACACAGAAAAGGTATCAGATAACGTCACGCTCTATAGAGATGCGAGACGTTATTTTTATGCATACGAATTAAAAGAAGAAGAAATTTATTAAAAAATAGGAGGATTTATATATGCCATTAGTAAAAATTACAGAAACATTAGGTTCAACAGTAAACATTAGCGGTTTTCACTTTGCAGAATTAACGACAGATGAAGCAGGTAAGGCACCAGTGTATGGTGAAATTAACCATATTCGCGGAGCACAAGATATCAAAGTAAATCCGAGTGAAGATATGATTGAGAACTGGGGAGATGGAGAAGTTCAAGAGTCTGCAGTATCTCAAGGTAAAACTAAAGTAGATTTACAAGCATTTGCAATTCCTTTAGAAACACGTGCATTTCTTGCAGGTTTAGAAGTAGATGAAGATGGATTGGTTACAAAACATGGTGGTGTTTTGAATCCACCTACAGTTGGAGCAGTATTCTACAAAGAACGTAAAAACAAAGACATCGAATGCGTTGCGCTATTACGTGGAGTATTCCAAGTAGAAGGAGACCAAGGGAAAACTGCTGACGATAAGATTGAATTTGGTAATCAATCAATCACAGGTGAGTTCTCTGGTCGTATTTCAGATGGTTTAGTGGAGCAACGTAAGTATATCAAGAAAGATGATTATGAAACATTAGATGGATTCTTTACTAAAGTGTTTGGTAAAGCTGCACCAGTGACAGCAACGCCTAAAGGTTGGAAAGCACGTACTATTTAATAATTAGGAGGAATATTTTATGACGACTAAGAAAAATGAATCAGAAACTACAACTATTAAAGATGAAAAGAAAGAAGAGTACGTTGTAGTTATTCCTTTTTATGATGCTGAAGATAAAGGAAAGGAATATTTAATTAATGATCCATATCCAAAACCAGCAAGTAAAAAAGTAACTCAAAAACGCATTGATCAGTTATTAAACCATGAAAATGGTAAATCATATATTCGTAAGAAGTAAAACATCAGGGGACTTGTTCCCCTTTTATTTTGGACAAAATAAAAGGAAAAGAGGAATTTATAATGACAGAAGAATTAAATTTAGAACAAGAAGTAGAAAAGGACTTTTTAAAGGAGATTACATTAGTTAATTCAGCAGGTGCAGAGCGTACAATTACAGCACCTAAAGTTATTCCAGGGCGCGTGTATCGTAAAGCAATTTCACTAGGCTATAAAGAACGTAAATTAACTTATAAGAATGATGGGAAAGGGAAATACGAATTAGACGAAGAAGGAAACTTTATTCCAGAACGATTCACTGAAGAAAAAGAACTTGAATTACTAAGTGTGTATGAAGAGTTTATTGTTGAATACTTTAACAATCAATTCACTGTAGAAGAGTTACAAGATGGGTTAGATGCACGTATTTATCAGGAAACGTTGTTACACGCATATCATAGTGCGTTGGGAAACCGTACGGTACCAGTGAAGAAATAAGCGATGAAGATATTGAAGATGTAGATCTTGATGATGTTGTGAGAATGTTTGATAAAAACATTGCAGTCATTGCTAAATATTTCAACACTTCTCCATTAGAAATAATGAATGGAGATTATCATTACTACATGTATCAATATAATCTAGCGATAGAAGATGAAGTTAATGCTTCAACTTCAAATAATAAAAAAGTCGAAAGCCTATTCGATGCATTCTAGTGAGTGTATTGAATAGGTTTATTTTTTTGAGAAAGGAGGATAAATATGAGCGTAATTGGTGAACCAATTGGTAAATCGGTTGTTGAAGTTGGTCTAGATGATAGTAAGTTAGTCAAAGGATTATCAAATTTAAATGCTCAAATGCGTTTAGCAGATAATACCTGGAAACAATCGCTTTCAACATTTAAACAATCAGATAGATCGATTGAAAAATTATCTGTAAGTGTTAAAGGTATGAGTGATAAGTTAAAGGCACAATCTCAGATTGTTGAAGCGCACAAGCAAAAAGTAGCTAAACTCACGAGTGAATACGGTGAAACACATACTAAAGTAATTAAAGCGAATGCTGAATTAAAGAAACAAGAGGCGACATTTGGTAATTTAAAACGTTCTATCAGTGAAGTCACTAGTGAGATTGAACAACTAAAGAAAGCAGAACAAATCAATAATTCTCCATGGGGCAAAAGAAGTCAAGAACTACAACTTTATAGTGATAGACTTTCTGCTGTTGGAGATAAGATGACGAGTATCGGACAGAATATGTCTATGACTGTAACTGCTCCGATTGCTGCTGGATTTGGTGCAGCTGTTAAAACATCTATGGACTTTGAAGCACAGATGGATAGAGTTGGTGCTATTTCAGATACTACAGGTAGTAAATTTAATAATATGACAAAACTTGCTATGGAGCTTGGTGCAAGTACTACGAAGTCAGCATCTGAAGTAGCAAAAGGTATGGAAGAAATGGCTGCAAAAGGCTATAATGCTAACCAAATTATGCAAGCTATGCCTGGTATTATTTCTGCTGCTGAAGCTTCTGGAAGTGATATGGCGCAAACTGCAGAAGTAATGGCTAGTGCTATGAATGCCTTTGGTATTGAAGCAGGGAAATCAGGACATGTTGCTGATGTTCTCGCTCAAACTGCAAATCAATCAGCAGCCGATATTACAGACATGCAATATGCACTTAAATATGCTGCAGCACCTGCACAATCTTTAGGCATGAGTTTAGAAGAAACAAGTGCATCTATTGGAATGATGGTTGATGCAGGTCTTAAGGGTGAGCAAGCAGGTACTACATTGCGTGGTGCGTTATTAGGTCTATTAGATCCGTCTGAGCAAAACTCAAAGACGATGGATAAAATGGGAATTGCAATCACTGATAATGAAGGTAACTTCGTTGGGATGTCTAAGCTTATTGGTAATTTACAAGAATCAATGGAAGGTATGACAGATACTCAAAAAGCAGCGACTTTATCTCAACTTGTTGGAAAAGAAGCAGTTTCAGGTATGTTGGTCATGATGCAAAAGAGTCCTGAACAAATCGACAAAATGACAAATGCTTTAGAACAATCAGATGGAGCATCTAAGAAAGCAGCAGATGCAATGATGGACAACTTAAAAGGCGCAGTCGAAGAAATGAAGGGTGCCTTTGAAACGTTAGGTATTCAAGTTGGCCAAGATTTAACTCCCATGATTAAAGGCCTTGCAGACGGTTTACAACGGGCAGCAACTAACTTCTCTGAAATGCCTGGTTGGGCTCGTAAAACTGCAGTTGGAATTGGCCTAGTTGTAGCTGCAACAGGTCCAGTTATATTAGGACTAGGAATTGTTGCTAAATCTGCAAGTACTGCAGCATCTGGTTTATCAAGGTTAACAGGAACATTTGCAAAGAATACTGTAGCAGCAGAAGTTAATGCAGCGGCAAATTTAGCAGCTGGAGCATCTATTGAAAAGCAGGGTGGAAAACTTGGGAAGGTTACAGGATTATTCACTAATCTTAGTAAAGGTGCAACTGGTGCAGCAGGTTCTGTTGGTTTATTAGGTAGAGCAGGAAGTATTGCAACTAAAGGTATAGGATTATTTGCTTCTGGTCCAGTAGGTATTGCAATTGGAGTTGTTGCAACTTTAGCTACAACGTTTAAACTCGCTTATGATCATATTGGTTGGTTTCATGATGGTGTTGAAAATACAAAGAAATTACTTGGAGAAGTAGCATCAACAATTGATTTTGATTGGGTTGGCAATTTAGGTAATGGTATAAAAGATACTGGTAAGTGGTTAGCTGATTCTACTGGTAAACTTGCGCGTTTTGGATTTGAAATCAGTCCTATGGGCATGATCTCTAAAAACACATTTAAAGTAGTAGGAGATTCGGTAAAGAAAGCTACAGATACTGTTGATGTCTTTGGAAAAGGTGTCAGCAAGTCAACAAAGAAAGTGTTACAAGAATATACAGATCTTTCAATGAAAGCTTCTAAAAAACTTGAAGACCTTAGGATTAATCACAAGACAATCGGTGATCAACAATATAAAGAAGTTGTTTCTATTTATTCAAAGATTAATGCTGATGTTACAAAAAAACTTGGCGAACGTCATAAAAGAGAAACTGATGGACTCAGAAAACTTTTAGTTGATACTAAAGGTATCTCTAATCAAGAAAAGCAAAGAATTGTTATTGAAGCGCAATCTGGAAATGCGGCAGAAGTTAAAGCTGCTAAAACGATAAATAAACAGATAATGGATATTTACAAAAAAGCTAAAACTGAAAAGCGTGCATTAACTCGTACTGAAGAAAATAAGATAGCTAACTTACAGAAACAAATGGATCAGAAAGTCGTTGCTTCATTAAGTAATAGTGAGAAAGAGCAAAGAATTATATTAGGAAGATTAAAGAGCAACAAGAAAACTCTTTCTATTCAAGCTGCATCTGAAGTGATTAAAGCGTCAGCTAAAGAGCGTGATGAATCTATTAAGAATGCACGTAAAAAACGTGATAAAACGATAGATGAAGCGATATATCAACGAGATATTACAAAAAATATATCTAAAGAACAGGCAGATAAAATTATTAAGGACGCTGAAAGACAGTATTCAGGTTCAAAGAAGAATGCAGAGAAGCAACATAAAAGTGTGGTAGATGAAGCTAAAAAGCAAAATAAAGGTGTTAGAACAGAAATTGATTCTCAAACTGGACGTGTATTAACTCAGTGGGAAAAAACAAAGAAAAATGTAAGTTTATCAGCTTCGTTTTTGACATCATATGTGAATACGCAATTCAAGAAGTCTTATGAGAACACTTCGAAATGGATGTCTGAAACTAAGAATTCAATTGGTAAAAAGTGGTCAGAGATTAAGACGAATGTGGCAAACTTTGCAGAAGATACAAAAAAAGCTGCCGTAGATAAATTTGAATCTATGTACGATGGAGCAACAAAATGGGTAAATAACATCGGTAAGTTTATTACAGATTCAAAGAAGGGTATCACTGATAAAGCGTCTAGCATGGGTAAAAGTGTTGCAAATGGAGCAATCGGTGGGCTTAATGGTATGATTGATGGAATTAACTCAATTTCATCAAAGATTATGGACAAAAACTTATTAAGTAAAATTCCAAAACTATCAACAGGAACAGTTAAAGATGGTGCTATTGCCAAACCAACACTTGCTGTTGTGGGAGATAGAGGGCCTGGAAATGGTCCTGGTGGATTTAAGAGAGAAATCATACATCGTGCTAACGGTGATATGGAACTCACACCTGCAACTGATACATTAGTACATCTTAATAAAGGTGATAAAGTTTATAACGGAACACAAACGCATAGCTTAATGCAAAAAGGTTTGATTCCAAGATTTAGTATCGGTACTGCTATTAAAAATGGATGGGAAAATACTATGGAGTTCGGTTCCACAGTAAAAGAATCTGTAGTAGATGCATCAAAAATGGTAGGAAAGATTGCTGGAGACGTTTTCGAATATATCGAGAATCCAAGTAAACTCGTAGATATAGTATTAGGTAAGTTAGGAAGCGCTTTTGATAATGTTGGGGGTATAACTGGAGATCTCGGAAAGTCTGCATTTACATCAATTAAAAATTCATTAGTTAGTAAAGTTAAAGAATGGCTTGAAGAATTTAGTGGCGGGGATGTAGATGGTAGTGAGATTCTTAATTGGCCGAAAACCACACCGTATAGTCCGAATAGTCCAGTGCCAGGATATCCTGCATCTTTTAACGGAGGACGACATTACGGTATCGACTTAGGTATACCATCAGGAACAACAATTCATGCGCCGACAAGCGGTACTGTTTCTCAACAATATAACTACGGTGGTGGTATTGTAGCACGTCTGATATCTGGTAAAATCGCTCAATACTTTCTGCATTTAAGTAAAGTGTTGAAAAAAGGGCCAGTTAAACAAGGCGACGCGATTGCTAAGTCTGGTAACTCAGGAGCATGGACAACTGGTGATCACTTGCACTATCAAGTAGAGAATCCAGCTTCTTCAGAACTGACGAATAGAAATACTATGGATCCAGTAGCATTCCTAAAATCAAAAGTTTCTAGTGGAAAAGATACTGCGGGTAAAAGTTGGGCAAGTGAGATAAGAAGAGCAGCAAGTCAGATGAAAGTTAAAATAACAGATGGTGATGTTCGAAATATTTCAGCTCAAATTAATAGAGAGTCAAGTGGTAATCAGAATATTGTTCAATCATCAGCAGTTTGGGATAAAAATACTGCAAGTGGTAATCCTGCTCAAGGATTATTGCAATATATTCCACAAACATTCAGAGCATACGCTGTACCAGGTCATACTAACATTAGAAGTGGTTATGATCAATTATTAGCATTCTTCAATAATTCAAATTGGAGAAATGATAATCCCGGAGGAAGAAGTGGATGGGGTCCAAGTGGTGTAAGACGTTTTGCAAATGGTGGATTCGTAAAAGATGAAAGTTATATTGCAGGTGAAGAGTATGAAGAAGCTATCATACCAATGGACCCAAAGAGAAGAAATAGAGCTAATCAACTATTAGCAGAAGCTAATTATAAAGTGAATGGACCTATTAAGCTTTCGAAAGGTACTTCTAATAAAACACACAGAGTTAAGTGGGGAGACACGCTTTGGGACATCTCCCGTAAGAATGGTACTACTGTTAAAGCGTTGCAACTTTTAAACGGTATTAAAAACCACTTAATATATCCTGGTCAGATCATCAAATTAACAGGGTCTATTACTAATTTAAGCAATAATGTATCAAAGCAGACTAAAGTACAATCTAAGCCTAAAGCATCTACTTCATATATCAGTAGAGCACAATCTCTTTACAATACTGGTAAGTCAATTCTTAACAGAGGTAAATCAAGTAATAAAGTCACTGGAAAAGATGATGTTAACCTTGGGACTTTGATAATGAATAATACTAAGAATTTAGGTTCGTTATCACTTGAAGCTGCACAGAAGAATATAGACACCATTGTTAAAAAGATAAATTCTATGATTACTTCAAGCACCGGTAAGATTTCTAGTTTAAATAATAAGATTAGTAAATCTACAAACAAGAAGACGATCGCTAATGCTAGAAACGACATCAAGGCATATAAAGCACAGATTGCTAGTCTTAAAAAATTAAAGCAGAATGAAGTATTAAAAACGAATTATCTTAAAACTTTGATTAAAGAAAAATCCAGTTTAACTGCTAAACTTAATCAACGAACAGAAGAAGGCAAGGCATTACAAGAAGAAAAAACAAATTATCGTTCTTCTATAGCGAGTAACCTACAGAACTATGCAGGGTTCGGTGTTGCAAAAGGGCATACATCAAGAGACTTTGTTTCATTCATGAAGTACAGATTAAGTAAGATGAAAGAATACGCTTCTAATGTCCGTAAACTTAAAAGTATGGGATTAGATCCAATTCTTTTAAGAGAGTTATTAGCTGGTGGTATCGAGAACTCTATGCCTCGTGTAGCAGCATTAGTAAAAGGTGGCAAAGGATATATTGGTCAGATTAATACATTACAAAAATCCATTAATGCTGAAGTAAATAAAATATCTAGTGAGCAAGCTAACTTTGGATATAACAGTGATATTAATGCTAATAATAAACAAATTCAAACATTGAAGAATCAACAAAAGAAAATTGACAAAAAGAAAGTCGTTTATCTGAATGAGCGTAAACGTATTACTAAGTCTAATGTAAAAGCTAATCCGAAGAAACCTATAAGTAATACCTCACGTACTGTAACTACAATGCGATCACATAATATCAAGTGGGGAGATACTTTGGGGCATATTGCTCAAAGATATGGCACTACAGTAAACGAACTTAAGAAAGCTAATAACCTTAAGTCAGATATGATTTATGCAGGCAGAACGCTTAAAGTACCAACGAAAAAAGTAGTTCAGTTACCGAAAACGCAAACGGCATTAGATAAATCTACTAAATACATCATGGACACTGCAAAGCGTTATCAGTTAGTTAATAATTCTAGCAAGTTGAATAATCTACAGAAACAACTCAACAAGATTAAGTCAGATAAAGATAAGAAAAATGATGTAGTGATTACGAAGTTAGAAAAAACGCTGAGAGACTTAACTAAAAAATATGACAAGCAAGACGATGTAGTTAAATTGCTTCAACAACTTGTCAATAAAAACCCTGATATCCTTTTAAATGGTGTCAAGCTTACGAAAGAAATGGATAAATTGTTAGCAACTAATTCAAAGATTAATGCAAGGAGGAAAGCACGATGAGAATAAAATCAACAGGATTCACTTATAATAATAAACATTCATCAGCATTTGATATCCGTATTACGGATATCAATGTTCCTTTGCCTGAATCTAAAGAAATAAGAGAGACAGTTCCTCATATGGATGGGGATTATGATTTCACTAATGCATATGGTCCTACAAAGTTTAATAATCGTAAAATCACAATTGATGGTTTTGTAATACCTGAAATCAATCAACGTATGATGCAATTGAAACGTGAAATTGAAACCTGGCTTTATAATGTCGGATGGCTAGAACTAACCGTTGATTATGATGAAGAGCATTACTATATTGCAAAATGTAATTCATGTACATGTAAACTGAATGTTAAAGAAAAACGTTTGGATATAAACATCGACTTTGAAGCTAAACCAAAAGCGATAAGTAAGTTAGATGGTAAGGCGGTGCTTTAATGTATACTGTGAATTTAAAACGATTTGATAATACGGATAAAGTGACAATTTGGGACTATAGAAGAGATGATAATATTATGAAGTCTGGAACACTTGATAAAAGTGTAGATCAGATAGATGAGTTTAAATTTGAGCTTATTAATGATAGTCGTCAATTCGAGTCATTTTTAACACTCGTTGAAATAAAGAATGAATTAAAGAATAACATCGTATTCCGAGGAAGAATTTTAATACCGTCTCAGCATATGGCTGAGGACGGTATTTTTAATTCTGATTATACGGTTGAAGGTGCTGCTGCTTATATGCATGACAGTTATCCCTCTTATAGGTTTTTTGAGAGTGCGACTCCAAAATCATATATCACATTTTTAGTTAATGAACATAATAAGCAAGTTGAATCATATAAACAGATAAAACTTGGTACTGTAAATTTTACTATGAAAGAGCAGGTATCAGAAGCTGTAGAGTATGATACAACAAAATATGCATTCACTTATCTAGAAAAGACGGTATGGCAGCATATTGTTGATGACTGTATTGGTCGTTGGGGTGGTGAAATATTAGTAAGATATGAAGCGGATGGAACTTATATTGATTGGTTAGATCCAGTAGGCACAAAGAAAGATGCTGCTTTAAGAATTGGAAAGAATATTAAATCATTCTCTAAATCTATTGATCCAACAAATGTTGTGACACGTTTAATCCCATTGGGACCCGCAGAAGAAAGTGCTGCTGGGCAGTCGCAAAGATTAACCATAGTTGAAGACTCGCGAAGCGGCGGTAAGAATTACATTGATATACCTGAATTACAGAAGATATATGGTATTCAAAATGGTATAGAGATATTTGAAGACGAGTATACGCCAGACACATTATATAATGCTGCAAAAAGGAAGGTTGATGATATAAAGAAGAATTTAGTAAAGCAGCAAATGCAGATTAACTTACTTGATTTATCATATATCGGTATAGATCCAGATGAGTATGAACGAGGTCATCAATATGAAGTTTTCTTTGAACCTTTTGATGTTAAAGAGTGGGTGCGAATTATATCAACAAATGAAGATATCACCAATCCACATAATAAGTCAGTCGTTATAGGTGAAAAACCATTATCTATTGACGATGTGCAGAAATCTATAGCAGAACAAAGAACAAAGTTGTTACAAAGAAAACTCGATAACTTTAATCAGAAGTTAAATGACAGTATTTCAAATGTAAATACGATTGTACAAGACACATTAGACACTGAGTTACAGTATTATGAGAAAAAGATAATTAAAGGCGACATACCACCAACTAATGCAGTTAATGACGTATTTTGGTTAGATACCTCTAATCCTAACGTGCCTATTTTGAAAAGATACTGGGAAGGACAATGGATAAAAGCATCTGTAGATAATGTTGAGGATATTGGTGGTATCACAAGAGAGAAAGCCTTATTTAGTGAGTTAAGTAATACATTCATCAACTTAACAATACAGCATAGTAAGTTACTTAATGAAATGCACGAAGTAATGAACAGCGAGTATTTAGTTGATGAGGATATAAAGACATTATTAAACAGTAATCTTGATAAGACGGTAACAGTGTTCAATAACATCAAGACTAATCTTGAAAGTATGAATGAAGACACTGCAACAATCGGTAAATTGATAGATACACAAGCATTATTCTTAAAGTATCGTGAACAGTTGCAGGCACTGTATAAAGTAATTGAACAGGCTAAACTATCAATCGATGCAAGATTCAAGTTGTTACAGTCACAGTATACTGAAGAAAAATGGAACGATGCTTTAGATCAGTTAGTCTCAATTGCTGATGGATTAACACGAGATGAAAATGGTCGTGTCATAGGCAAGATTGATACGACAGAACAAATCAACAAAGTATTACAAGACGTAAAAGAAGACTATCTCAAAGACACTGTTCAACGTACAGAATACACATCTGACAAAGAAGGCATCGTTAATAAGATAGATGAAACCAAGTCTGAAGTGCTGAAAGAGAGTAATCAGATAGCTCAATCTGTATCAAAGAAAGTCTATGATAATGAAAGTAAGACGTTGAATCAAACATTATCACAATACATCAATAGTATCTCGGCAGGACATCAGTTCACTTATGATGAGAACGGTAATATATCAAGTTTCGGTGTTGGTCCAAGTGGCATAAAATTAAATGCTAGAGTGATTGACATGAATGATGGAGATGTAACTATACAGAATGGTGTGACTACCATCAAAGATGCTTATATTGATAAGTTGTTTGCTAAAAAGGCAACGATCAACTATCTTAACTCTATCGACATTACAGCGAAAAGTTTGCAAGCGAAGGATAATTTATCAAGTGTCAATATAGAGAATGGATCACTGACTTTAAATCGAAGCAATGGAACTAGAATGGACGTAGGTATTGATGGTATTCAGATGTTCAATTCAAGTGGTTCTGTAAGATTCAGCTTAACCCAAACACTTGTAACAACTTCTGCTGTGGGGACATCTGTAAGCAACGTTTATTTAGGTGCAGCATCTACAGGGGAAGCGCGTATTGTGGATATGAATGGTATTCCAGGCAATGGTGCTATCGGAAGTTATGCCTACAGACCAATACGAACGTTAGCTATTAAATTCCCTCTGAAAGCGAATGGATATATTGGGATTGATGCTGACGAACTTAGGATAATGTCAGATGGTTTGCTTGAAGGTGGATACAAAGATGTGCGTGCGGCTGGATTTATCGGCAACACATTAGATGTAAATACTTATGCGAATGGTACTCACTTATATTTAAGACCAGGAAATGGTGGTGAGGTAAAAGTAACAGCTCCTAATACGACAGAAACATACAGAGCTATTCGTGCTTCAGCCTTCAATAACGGTTCGTATATAGGGTTCAAGAAAGATATTACACATTGGAATTACGATGCCTTATCAGTCATCAAGAATGATTTAGATATTATGCAATATCGACTTAAAGACGATGAAACTCAAAGATTAAGGCGTGGCGTTATTATTGGCGGAACATCGAATACACCTGTTGAGTTTATTAATGATGATGGTGTAGATTTATATGAAATGACAAGTTGGGCTTTGCGTGGCGTACAGCAAGTAGCTTTAGAGAACGATAAACTAAAAAGTGATGACGAAGTATTAAAGGATAAGTTGAGCGACCTAGAAAACAGATTAAAAATATTGGAGGATAAGTTAAATGGATAATAATAATCAACCACAACGTAATTTAGAAAAAGAAGTGGCATTACTACAACAACAACTCATGATGGCGGTATCGGATAAAGTGATGTTACAAGCAATGTTAGATGATGCTTTAGAAGAATTAGATCAAATTAAAAACGGTAATCAAGAAGTTATAGAATAATCTGTAGCTTCTTTTTTATAAATAAAAAAATGGAGGGTAGTATAGATGGATATTAATAGCATTAGAACGAAATACAATTTTCACAAATATATTACACTTAAACAGAAAGACAATACATCTGATATTGAGCTAGTTCTTTGTAACTCAAATGGTCAGAAGTTTACCGAACTTAATAGTAATTGCACAATTACTTTGTTAGATATTGTTGATCGCGTAGTTAGAGCAAGAATTTTAAATGTTCCAATAAGAAATGGAGAGGTTAGTTTTAAAGTAACACAACATCTTAAAAGTAACAGACACAACTTAGAAATTACTCTTGATGATGGCAGGAAATTCCCTTCAGATGGTGACTTTACAGTAAATGTAGGCAGCACACATGATAATGCAGAACTTAATCTTGTGCAAAGTATCAGCAAAGAACAGGTAATCGAGAAAATAAGTAATGATGTGAAAGCGAGTGTTACAACTGTAGCAACTGATTACTTAAGGAATAATGCTATTTTATTTAAGGGAGAGGTTGGACCTAGAGGAGAAATAGGGCTGACAGGTAAGCAAGGTATTCAAGGACCACAAGGTGTGCAAGGTGATCCATTTACTTACGACGACTTTACAAAAGAACAGTTAGAGTTGTTGAGAGGGCCTAAGGGGGACGTTGGACCTAAAGGAGAAACGGGGGACGTTGGACCTAAAGGAGAAACGGGGGACGTTGGACCTAAAGGAGAAACGGGGGACGTTGGACCTAAAGGAGAAACGGGGGACGTTGGACCTAAAGGAGATAAAGGCGAACAGGGCATTCAGGGTGTTAAAGGAGATAAAGGAGATAAAGGCGACGATCTAAAAATCGATGGCGTGGTACCTTCAATTGAACAATTACCAGAGGGAACTACAGCAAGTAACTATATTGTAGGAGATGACTTATATTTCAGAGTTGAGGGTCAGTCGGAATGGCAAAAAGGGACTTCTCTTAAAAGTAAAGTAACTATTAAAGACGGGAATTTCTATATAGATGGTATTAAAACAACTGCTGTTGCGAATGAATCGATAGTAAAAGATTATGTTGACAGTATTGAAATCGGTGGAAGAAATTTAATTTTAGGGACACAATTCCTAGTTAAACATCCACAATGGATGTCAACTCAATCTCTATATTCTTTTAGTGATGGAGTAGGGATGAAACAGTCTATGCCGGGACATTATTATCCAAGATTATATTATCAATTTAAGGATGCGCAGATAAGAAAAGACAATGTTTATACTCTTTCATTCCAAGGTAAAAGTTCAAATAATAAAAAGTTAGATGTAGGGCTTTGTGACTTAAATGAGGCTAACAAAGTCATGAATAATACAGTAGTAGACTATACTACTGAATGGAAAAATTTCACTATAACATTTACAGCATCAATAGATAGCATACCAAATCAAACATGCTTACAGTTTTGGGCTAATCCACATAATTCCCCTGATGAGAATACGTTGTATATAAAAGAAGTTAAACTAGAAAGAGGACATAAAGCGACAGACTACACACCAGCACCTGAAGATTTGTTACCACAAAAACAATCCCTCGTATTACAAAACGGGTTCACAGGTACAGCAACAGTAATCAAAGACAGTAACAACTTAGTGACAGTTAAGTTTGATGTGACAGCAGGTAGCACGCTTGCTAAAGATACAGTGATTGCTACGTTGCCAGCAGGATATATTCCGAATGAACAATACTTAGCTGTTAATTCGTATAATGTAACAACTAACACACCTGATACTAACCTATTTGTAGGCTCTGTAAAAAACGGATTAAGTATCGCTAAACCACTTTCAGCATCTCAACGTTATATAGGTCAAATCACATATCGTTTGGAGGTATAGTTATGGAACAATTTTATTTATATGATGAACAGAAACTATTCACAGGCGTAGAGTTTCGTTCTCAGCAATTTATTCAAGTCGGTGAAAATATTGAAGAATATAAGTTCACTGATGGCACTTTTATTAAACCTCAAGATGGATTATATAAAGCTATGTTCAACGGTTCGGAATGGATTGAAACTATTACAGATGAAGAACTTGAAGAATTAAATAAGGTTACTATCGAGCCTACTTTAAAGGATAGGGTTGATACATTAGAAGGTGCTGTCGTTGAGATTATGGAAACGACTTTATAGCACCTTTTTATTATGCATAGAGATAAATAAAGGAGGTGAGACCATGATGGCATTATTAGTAGCAAACAGAATTATCGCAGGTAAATATGAGTTCAAACGTTGTCCTGAAGTTTTGAAAGCACAGGTTAAAGAAATTTTAGTTGAAGCAGGTTTACCAGAACTAGCTGAATAATTATAGAGCGTACTATACGCTCTTTTTTAGTTAATAAATAAGGAGAGTGAAAAATGCAATTAGATCAGGGAGATTTAATGTTATGGTTTATTACTGTAGTTATACCTTTAGCTTTAACAGTATTAGGCGTATATCAAAAGACGAGTAGTGATAAACAGAAACATGAAGGTCGAATGGTATTGATTGAAGCAGAAGTGAAAAGTAATAAAGAAGATATTACAGAATTAAAAACAGAGTTCATTTCTTATAAAGCTGAAATATCAGAAGATATTAAAAAAATCGGAGAAGATTTAAAGTTGTTGCATACGTTAACGACTGAAAACAAACACATTTCAAAGACTTTAGAAAAAATCGAAAAGAAATTAGAAAACTAAGAACATCTCGTTGAGGTGTTCTTTTTATATGGAGGATAACAGATGAATAAAGAATTACAGTTAGCTTTGACACGTTTAGTCGTGATATTAATTGCATTAATCAACTCAGCTTTAGCACATTACGGGAAACCATTAATTAAAAGTGACGAAACATTTATCTATCAAACGTTGAGTGACTTATTCTTAATTGGATCGATTGCGTGGGGTTATTGGAGAAATAACAATATCACTCGTAATGCACAGCAGGCACAAGAATTTAAGAATGTATTAGATATTGAAGATAACAACGAAAATATGGAGGGAAAATAATTATGACATATAAAATTATCAATTCATGGTTACCAGCAAGCAAATACAATTTGAAAGCACCTTTCGCAATGGATCCTGAGTATATTACGGTTCACAATACAGGTAATACAGCGAGTGCTAGAGAAGAAGCAGCGTATCATAACTCAAATAATAGCGAAACATCGTATCATGTAGTTATTGATGAAAATGAAGTACATCAATTAATTCCGTTCAGTCGTAACGCTTGGCATTCTGGAGATGGTAGAGGTAACGGAAACATGAAATCTATCGGAATCGAAATCGCACGTTCAATGGATAATGGATATAGTGGTCCTAAGTCACAACGTTATATGCAAGCAGAAGAAAACGCAGCGTTATATATTGCTCACGTTATGCACGAAAGAGGTTGGGACATGAGCCGACTAAAACGACATTATGATTGGTCGGGTAAAGACTGCCCTCACAAAATGCACGCTACAGGCACATATCAACAATTTAGAGATAAAGTACAAAAACATCTTGTCGCTTTAAATAATGGTAAAAAAGTACAGGCAAGTACAGTTAGTAAACCTGTTCAAAAAGCACCTGCTAAAGCTAAAGGGTGTAAACGTATCAAACCGTGGTCAAAGACACCACATTACAAAGGAACGATCCAATATACTGCATCGCTAAGACAGCGTGCAGGTAGTGATTTCAGTAACTTTAGTTTCAACAAAGAAATTGGCACACTTAAAAAAGGCGAGATTGTCTATATCTTCGAAGAAATTCAAGATGCAGAAGGCAATATTTGGTGCAGAACGTATTCGCCTTCAAATAATGGTTGGGTACACAAACACACAATTAAATAACCTTAAATTAAAAAAGTGGTATTTTTTGAATTAAGCCCTGCACTCAAATTAGAGTGTGGGGCTTTTTTATATTCCGGGCATATACCCGAATTTTCAAATATTCGGTTAAATAGCCGAAAAGCACCTATCATTTAAGATAAGGTGCTTTCTACTGTGCCCACATTATTAAAAAAGTTCCACCAAAGTTCCACCAGTTTGGCATGATAATATACGATAATATACGAATTGTATTTAAAAGTAAATGAAATAAAAAACGCTGAAACCCTTTAATAATAAAGGATTTACAGCGTTTTAGTTTTAATAAGTTTATTAGTAACTTATTAACGTGAGTAGTACTCAACATATCTTAATGTGTCCCAAAATATAATTAAATGGCTCAGGACACATAAAAGGACACAGAATTATAAATAGGTATGTGTTTTTATTTATATGAAAACTATGAAATCAATGTTTTATACTGCTATGTATTCCTGTGAACAGTGCATACATAAACCGTATGCAGGTGTCTGAGTGGGAACGTGACCAATTTATGAAGCAGTATTAATAGAAGTAGGGTGCATATTACTTATTAAATCAAAGACAAATAGAATTTATCTAGTAAATGCCAGGTATTAAACAAAATGAATATATAATCAAAATCAAATATCTAAAAAGGGAGAGAATCTAGTATTCTCTCCCTTTTTAAATGGAATCAATATTTCAAAGATCGTGTAAGTTCTGATATTATAGGATAAATGTTCTATAATAAAGGTTTGATTAAAGTGTAATGGATGATAAGAATATTGTAAAAGAATCATAAGTGATATTAAGTCTTATTGATAATCCTGAATCTGTAGCTATATTTGAGTATTCAATTCCGGAGTCCAAATTAATGTAAACAAGAATACCGTCCTCTAAATCAATTATTGTGAAAGATAAGTCTGGTTCTGTAAAATATAGAAAGTTGAGAGTATTTTTAAGTTTATATGTATTCATTAAAAGTATATCTTCTTCGAATAACGCGATTTCTTTTGAAACATTCCTATTGTCATAACTTATTATCAAGTTATATACAGTACATACATCTCTTTCTTCCTTTTTCACTAATATAAGAGCTATATTATTTTCTTTATAGTCTCTATCTTTAAGTACGAACTTTTTTTCCATATTTTTGTGTCCTTTTATACATTCTTTTTTTGTATATATGAAGTTACGACAGGATTATTTTTTACTACTAATATTGTACTTGTCGCTTTATTTTATAGAATTTTAGCACCTATATTTCTACCTGTGTATTTGACTAAATAAAACTCCTATTAATTTTATACAATTATAATATAGTTTAACATAATTTGCTAAAATGGTATAAAATAGGTTTATTGTCATGTAGAAATATTATAAAAGGTAGAATAAAATTATAAAAGGTGAGAGTATATGAAAAAACATAGAGGACTTAAGAAAATATTTAAATCAACCTTGGATAATTATCATGAAAATTTTATTAAATATAATGGATATATAGAATTATACGTTCCGCAAATAGGTTTTATGAATGAAGATATCAATGGGAAAGAATATCAAATTATCAATGTTCTAATTGAAAATACTAAACATTCTATTCCAAAGGATGCAAATTTTATGTATGTGATAGATGAACTAAATATTTTGGATAGTCATATAATTATAAGTGACGATAGTAATGATTTTAATTTAAACCTCAGGCAGGAAGCTTCAGGAAAAATTCCTAATTATCTCAAACAAATAGAAAGTAAATTTGGTTTGAAGTTCACACGCATGGTTTCTATGACAGAAATGAACTTTGTAGATTATACTAATTTAGATGAAAATGATAAATTTGATATACTTTATTACATAAGAAAAGACAAAGAAAAAGTAATATTTGTAACAAATGTATTGTGGACTTGGAGTAGTATATGAAAAGAAGCATAGAACATATAAGACTTCATTAACATCTTGCATCTGTTTACTTGAAAAATAATAGGGTTATTTTATATTTTAATAAACAGTAGGTGAATAATATGAATATATTTACTTGTTGTGTTTGTGGTTACCTAGATTTAGATGAAACTCCATATTACGAAGACTTTGCGGGTAGCAATGTCATATGTGCTTGTTGTGGTTTTGAATATGGTGTTGATGATTATGATAATCCAAGCATTAACTATGAGGCTTTAAATGATAAAGAAGCTGTAGAAAAGTCACACCAATTATGGAGAGCAGAATGGATTAAAAATGGATGTAAGGTTTTTGATCCTACAGTATACAGCCCTATAGATATTAAAGACGGAAAGTTAGAAAAAAGAAAAGTTATAGAACAGTTTAAAAATATAAACTATAATTTTGATGATAATCCACATAAAAGAAGTTAATTATGAAATTTCAACAGTTTCATCGTTGCTTCTGCAACAGCGTTATCATATGGACAGTCTTTAGTATTTAATGAACGCTTGATTTCAAAAGTCTTTAAAAAATCTACGTATCGTAAGATCGCATAACTAATAAAGAAACAGACATCTTCATTAACGAACATGTCTATTTCTCTTGATGTCACTAGGAGAAATAGATATAACTAACAAATATCAGTAAAATATGTTGCATTGATGCCTTGCATTGAAGGAACTTATCTGAAGATAAGTTCCTTTTTAATTAAAGTTTTTTCAAACACTCACGTGCTTTTACCGAATTTATATAATTTTTAACTACTTAGACTAGCACCGAAGTTTCACTACCAGTGAAAGATCCAACTGGTGTTCAACTAGAAAAAGTAATACAAGGGTAAACGCTACAATTTCACTAAGTTCCATTGCCCTTGTATTATTTTTCGCTCAGTGCTATTTCTAAACCGTAAAAATTGAAATAGCAACAGTTTCTTAGACACTTTTCATGTGTAAATTTTTAAACGCCACTGATGTTAAATACTATAATGAAGAATGTGGTCTAAAATTGTTGTACCAATTCACATAATCAAATTTTAAATGTTTTTAATACTTCATCTATCAATTTGTTCTAAATTATGATTAAATTTAATGAAACTTTATAATTAAAAATAGTTAATCTAATATGATTAGTTATTTTTTGTTCTTATTTAACTTGTATACTTTGAGTATACCGCAATAATTCATAAAAAGTATTTACTTACAATCATATTTGAAGTATCTTACAAATATAAATAACTAGAATGGGGTATTCACTAATGAAGATTAATATCATATATATTTGTTGTAGTACCATAATTATTTTAGCGATTATATTAAAAGTTTTTTTTGATGTTTCTTCGAATATCGTTCTTCCTGCTATGATGATGTCTTGGGCTATACTCATATTATTATCAGAAAGCTTTAAAAAGAAGAGCAAAATAATATTAGTTTCAATACTGCTATTAATGTCTGCAATAATAATAATAAAAGGACTGTAAATTGACTGTAGTGAACCCAAAAAGTTGAACTTTTTATTAAGCTACTTTCATTAAAGCAAGATTTCTGTATTCTACAGGAGTCTTGCTTTTTAATTTTCTCTTCTTTCTGACTAGATTATAATACTCCATATAGTCAATAATCTCCTCTTCTAATTCATCATAAGAATCAAATGTTTCTCCATAAAACATTTCTTGTTTTAAAATACCAAAGAAATTCTCCATCGGAGAATTATCAAGACAATTACCTTTTCTAGACATACTTTGAATAATTCTATTCTTTTTCAAAGTTTGTACCCAAGATTTATGCTGATATTGCCATCCTTGATCGGAATGGATTGTAGTTCTATAGGGAAGGTCTGGAATTACATTAATTGCTTTTAACAATGATTCCATAACGAATTCCAATGTTGGACGCTTACTAATTGAATAAGAAATAATCTCTTT